TGGCCAATCCCACGGGCATCTTAATTGTGAAGCCGGCCTGTCTAAGTCAACCATAGCCCGTCTAACCATTCAAAACAATAAAAATGAATAAACTACAGACTGAAGCCGCATTGGAGCTATTGCGGAGGAAAGGCCGCTACACTGAGCCCGGCACGTTCCCCCTAGCCCATTATCTATTTGATAAGCAACTAGCGTTTGTAAGCGATCCTAGCCCGTTTAAAGTGGCAGTGACGACCCGTAGGGCAGGGAAGACCATTAGTTGTGCCGCTGACCTCACGGACACAGCCTTAAACAACCCCACCTGCATAGTTCTATACATCACCCTAAGCCGTAAGAATGCTAAGCGGTTGGTGTGGCCAGAGTTTAAGAAGCTCAATGAGAGGTTTCAACTAAAAGGAGAGGTGAATGAATCGGATCTTAGCATCAGGTATCCTAACGATAGTATTCTTTATCTTCTCGGTGCCTCTGATAGAACCTCTATCGAAGACTTTCGAGGCTTGGCTATCAAGAAGGTTTACCTGGATGAATCTCAATCCTTCCCTGCCTATATCGGAGAACTTGTGGATGATGTTCTTGGGCCTGCTCTTATGGACCACAATGGGCAGCTTATTCTAATAGGAACCCCAGGCCCCATCCCCAATGGCTACTTCTTCGACCTAACGAAGAATGAGAACTGGTCTCACCACACTTGGAGCTTCTTCGACAACCCCAAACTTAACTTCTTAGCCCAAGGCATCAGTCATCAAGACATGTTAGACCGTGAGCTCAAGCGGCGAGGTGTGGACATCACACACCCCTCTATCCAGCGAGAATGGTTTGGTAAGTGGACGGTGGATGAGAATAGCCTTGTCTACCGCTATAATGCAGCTAAGCAAGACTACGATGAACTGCCTAAGCTCCCCTCAGAACAACAATGGACGTACATCCTCGGGGTTGACCTAGGTTTCAATGATGCTGATGCCTTAGCGGTCCTAGCCTACCATGAATCCTCCCCCAACACTTATCTATTAGAAGAGATTGTTACCAAACGTCAGGACCTCACCCAACTATGCAAACAAATAGATGATTGCATATCGCGATATGCGATAACAAAGATAGTGGTTGACACAGGCGGATTAGGTAAGAAGATCACCGAGGAGATTAGCAAGCGCTATACCATACCTATGGTACCGGCTGAGAAGATAAGAAAGAATGAATACATAGAATTGATGAATGATGCCATGCGTACCGGCACATTCAAGATAAAGGCTACAAGCCACTTCGCCCATGATGCCAACAAGGTTGAATGGGATTGGGCTCACTCCACCCCAGACAAGAAGGTAATATCTAAGCGGTTTCACAGTGATATCTGTGAGGCTGTGCTATATGCTTGGAGAGAATCCTATGCTTACACATATAAGGCCCCCAAGATAGATCCCGAGTTTGGCACCCCCGCTTGGAGCACCAAAGAGGCTGAGGACATGTTCAACGCCACACTTACCAGAATAGAAGATGAACAAGAACTCCAAGGATTAAAGTATGATAAACCCGAAGTGGACCTATATAACCTTCAACGTTTAGATAGACCGAGATTGAGATATCAAAAGAGGTTTGATGAGAGAAAGAAGATGTAAAGGGAGGTAAGCGTTTCTTACTATTCGTTATACCGCTCGCGGCTTTACCCGTCCAAGCTCCCTTCCTTCCAGACTCATCCGTTAGGCTTAACCACAGCGCTGTCGCCTTCTTCTGTAAAATGTAAAGCCACTAACAGACGATAAATTCCAGCTTCCTGCCCCACGTTCCCATAGGTCCCAATTGGGTGGTAATACGGACGACTATCGCTATCGAAAAGTTCTTCTTCCACCTGAATATAATCATAACCAAGCCCATCCTCCCCAACACTATGGCGGGATAACTTGTAAGTCCCGTACCGAATACTCTTTACAGTCGGCATAACACAGTCCTTTCTAAAACTTAACGCAGTAGGCCAGGCTTGATTCTGGCTTATGTTGTTACTAACAACCGCTCTTGATCTGTATTAGCCTAGAAAGAGCATCTAGGATTCATGATCTGTGTGTCCCTCCACACCGCTACTGCTGTTACAACTATAACACAACTACAATATTTGTGGCAAGAACTATAACAAACTAAAATAATCAATAAAATCAAGGGTAGGCATAAAAGTAGGGAAAAAAGCAATATTTATTTTCATATCTAACCCCTTGAAATCCTTATACACTGAAAAATAGTTTGATTAAAACGCCTAAATGGCTGAAAAAGTGTGATATACTGTTTTATATGGTAGCCTGAACTTTACGGCGCCATAACTACTAGTTGAAACTATTTAGTAGTTGTAAGAGTTGCTGGGGTAAATATATACTACGCAACCATCTAATACTCAATTAGTATTCCCAGTACATACATCCCGCGAATAACATCCTTAAGGGCTGTTACAGTAAGAATCAACCCCTTAGATCAATAACAGCCATATAGTATAAGTCACTTTTCGTTTTAAATGGCTTATAATCAATTCTTTCGTCCCAAGGTATACTAACCCATGCCTTTAATCAAATCATCGTCAAATAAGGCCTTTAAATCGAATATAAAGGCAGAAATGAACGCAGGTAAGCCAATGAAACAAGCCCTAGCAATTGCATATGCCCAAAAACGAGGCAATAAGAAAGCCAAAGGCGGAAAGGTCACCCAGACCTGTCCAGCTTGTATGTCTGCCGGGGGCAAGTGTGATCTGCATGCGGTGGAGCATGAAATGCCAGCGGATTACCAAGAAACCAAAGACGTGCCAATGTCTCAAGGTGGGATGGCTCAATGGGAAGGCGATAGACCGGACCAGATGAGCAAAGACATCTACCAGAATAAAGCCTACCGTAACCGTAACAAGGATGTACAACAGTATGCTGATGGTGGGGCTGTCGATGCTCTTAGACCTCTCAGAGATGATGCATCCAATGATCATTTGAATAGATCTCCCCAAAAACGAATGTCTAAGTATTATGCCGAAGGCGGGGCTGTCAATGACATGCGTCCCCTTCAAACCAAAGAACGCAGTGGTAACCTAGAATTAGACGAACAAATCGGACCTGAGAGTGATTCTCACATTGATCCAGGAATTAGTTCCAGAGAAGACTCAGACCAAGAACGGGATATGCCTAAACTCTCCAAAGCCCTAGACCTCGTTGGCGATATCCTTATGGATCGTAAACGACGTCGAATGGCTGAAGGAGGACGGGTGGAAGCTGATGAATTATCCACAGGTGGAGACCAACGGGCCATGAAGGTTGGATCGTTAGAGGATGGGATTGATGAGCCCACAATGTCCGATCTATCTAATAATAAAGATGAAATGAATGCTGATTCGGAAGATAATCGTGAATCTCGTGGTATGAATATCTCAGTACCCCACATTATGTCTGATAGCGAGCATGACACTAGCGATGCCAGCGAAGTAGAAGATTATAAGCATAATGATGATTCGCTTATCGGTGAAATTCTCAGAGAACGGAAAATGCGTAGGAGAGGTTAATGCAACTTCCCGATTCGAAAGCCCTCAAGGAACTCCTGAAAATCCTTAGATCTCAAGGTGTTCTTCAATATCAAAGTGCTGACCTTACCTTAGTGCTTACTGAGACCCTCCCATCTCCTCTAACTAAGAAGTCTCAAATAGAGGATATCATGGGGGAGTCAGATGAAGATCCGGCCCTTGAGATAGAACGCCTCATCGATTATTCCAGTAAATCTCCAGTAGAAGACGTTTAGTAACTCATGTCATTTAAAACTACTCCCAAGTCTAAACCCGAACGGGTTACACAGGTATTTAAAACATCCAGTAATAACCCATTAAGCCAGGCGAATCAAGGCTATAGGTGGTGGGAAGCTAAAGATGATAAACAGAGGGCTGAACAGTTATGTGCCACGCTTGCATATTTAAAGATGGGCCAGAATTCCAGGCTTCGCCAGCTAGCCATATTTGCTCGTTTATATTCCGGCCAACCATTGTTTTCTTTCATAGGGGCCAACATGTCCCTAATGGATCAATACAGCCCGTTAGCAGCCAACCGTCCCACATACAATTTAATCTCTTCAATTACCGATACTTTGGTCAGCAGGATTACAACAAACCGTCCTGCCCCAAAGTTTCTCACCGATAACGGGGACTACAAACAACGTAATCTTGCCAAAAAGCTTAATAGTTTCATATTAGGGGAGTTTTATCGTATTAAAGCCTATGAAATAGGAGAGTTTATCCTAACAGACGCCTTAGGGTGGGCTGGCACGGGATGCTTAAAGGTCTATGAAGGACAAGACAAGAAAGTGCATATTGAACGAAAGCTTGTTAGTAGTCTATTTGTGGATTTGCAAGAATCCGCCCATGGAGACCCCCGCCGGCTATATGAAATTGCTCTGTACGATCGAGAAGTTCTTGAATCAACCTTTCCCGACGCTAAGAAAATCATTGCTTCAGCCGAAAAGTCCACCATTGACAAATCTTCCCAAGCATCCAAGACAGTTTCAGATCTAGTAATGGTTGTAGAAGGTTGGAGTTTACCCTCTGGCGAAGGCATGGAGGATGGATTACACACCATTGCCTGTTCTTCGGGTCAATTATTTAGTGAAAAGTGGACTAGACCTACGTTTCCATTCGTTTTTCTTAATCATAGGAAGCGTGCCTTAGGTTTTTGGGCGATGAGTATTGCGGAAAACCTCATGGGTACTCAGTTAGAGCTTAATAGTCTCCTTGACACTATCTCAAAATCCATTAAACTCACGGGTGTCCCCAGGGTCTTCTATGAACAAGGCTCCAAAGTTAACAAAGCATCGTTCTCAAACAAAATCGGAATACTTATCCCATATCAAGGTACAAAACCTACTGTTGAGGTATCAAATTGTGTGCCTGCAGAGATGTATCAAGAAAGAGATCGAATCATTCAGTATGGAT